TAAGTTTGAAGTACGTCCAGGTAAAACTATTCTTACTAATGGTAATCCTCAAGAAATCTTGATGCCATTTAAGTTTGGTTCAGTAGATGGTGCTAACATTCAGACAGCACAACAGTTCGAACAGATGCTATTACAAGCTACAGGTACTATGGATACTGCAGCAATGCAGACTCAACCTGAAGGTGCTAACATGTCGTTTGCTCTTTCTGCTATTATCAAGAAAAATAAACGTACTTTAGTCAATTTCCAAGACAGTTTCCTTATTCCATTCGTAGAGAAGGCAGCTTGGAGGTTCATGCAGTTTGATCCTGAGCACTTTAAGACACAAGATTGGAAGTTTATTCCTTCTTCTACTCTAGGTATGTTAGCTCGAGAAGTAGAACAACAACAATTCATCAATTTAATGAAGACTCTAGGTCCAGATAGTCCTCTATTACCTATTTTAATGCAGGGTGTCCTAGAAACTTCTAACTTAGCTAACAAAACTCAGCTATTACAGCAGTTAGCTCAAGCACAACAACCAGATCCACAGGCACAACAGATGCAAATGCAGCAAGCACAGCTACAAATGGGTCTAGTGGCAGCACAAACTGCAGATCTTAATACTAAAGCAGGCAAACAACAAGCAGAAGCTCAACAAATAGCAGTTGAAACACAACTAGAACCAGAAGTAGTAAAAGCTAAACTAGTTGCAGCTCTATCTACTAACCTAGATGCAGGTCAAGGTGACGATAGAGAGTTTGAACGTCGTGTTAAAGTTGCTGATCTCCTACTAAAAGAGAAAACTATTAATCTAAAAGCAGTAGATAGTGCACAAAATAGAGAGATTGTCAAGATGCAAATGAATAATAAAAATAATCCTTGACTTTTAAATAATCTTATGGTATAATCATTATATAAGTAGAGCTATTATAACACATTTTTAGAAAAGGTGCAATAGTTTGGATAGAGAATTGCAAGATTATTATGAAGAACGATTTAGTACGATGTCTTCTAAAGGGTGGAAAGATCTAATAGAAGATGTAGAAAAGATGTATGAAGCAACAAACCAGATAAGTAGTACTGATAACTTTGAGGGGTTCCATAAACGTAAGGGTCAACTAGATATCTTACAGTGGATTCTCTCTCTACAACAAGTATCAGAACAAGCCTATGAGGAGTTGCTTAATGCGGATAATGCTTGATTTTAAGTGTACCGTATGTGATCATACAGACGAACGGTACGTAGATAATACAACAGAATACACTGAGTGTTCTATATGTAATAGTAAAGCTACTCGTATGATTAGCACACCTACTATCTCATTAGAAGGATACTCAGGTAGCTTTCCAGGTGCAGCAGCTGCTTGGGAAAAAAAGCACAGAATGGCTGCTACCCCAAGAGATTAGCTACGATAGCCAAGTAACTAGTTCCTTTCCTAAAATGCTTATATGCACAGGAGACTTAATATGGCACAAGTAATAGATGAAGTTTTAATTAATGATCTAGAGACTGACTCAATTGATAGTATTGACAACTCGGAAACTTTAGATACCTCAACTAGTAAAGAAGAGGTTGTAGACGATCTACCAGAGAAATACCGTAACAAATCGCTAAAAGATATTATCGCAATGCACCAAGAAAGTGAAAAGCTAATTGGTAAACAAGGTAATGAAGTAGGCGAACTACGTCGAACAGTAGATGACTTTATTAAAACGCAAACTTCTAGAAACTTACAGACAGATGTAGAAACAGATCTTAGTGATGACGACTTTTATAGTGATCCTATACAAGCAACTAAACGGGCTATTGATGAACATCCTGCAATCAAGGATGCTAAACAACAGTCTATAGCTATGAAACAAGCAGCAGTCCAAAATAAGATTGCTACGAAGTATCCTAACTTCCGTGAAATTGCAACAAGCCAAGAATTTGGTAATTGGGTAAATGGATCAAAAGTACGAATAGAGTTATACAACAGGGCACAGAATGATTATGATTTTGACTCTGCTGATGAACTACTTTCTACTTGGATTGAACGTCAGGAGTACACTAAGAAAGTAACTGATACCTCTAAATTAGACCGAGAGCAACAACTTAAATCGGCAGATATGGGGACATCAGGAGCTACTGAAGCTACATCAAAAAAGAAATATCGTCGAAGCGATATTATTAAACTTATGCAAACCGATCCTGATCGATACGATAGTATGGCAAACGAAATTATGATTGCCTATCGAGAGAACAGGGTAATATAAAAACAATTTAGAAAAGGATTTACAAAATGGCTTTAGGCTCAAATCACGTAACAAATACTACAGGCGCATCCTTCATCCCAGAAATTTGGAGTGATGAGATTATCGCTGCTTATAAGAAATCTCTTGTAGCAGCTAACCTATTTAAGAAAATGTCTTTCTCTGGTAAGAAAGGTGATACTATCCATATCCCTTCTCCTACTCGTGGTGTAGCTTCTCTTAAAGCTGCTGAAACACAAGTAACTCTACAAGCAGCTACTGAAACAGAAGTGAACGTATTGGTAGATAAACACTACGAATACTCACGTTTGATTGAAGATATTACAGAAGTACAAGCTTTATCATCTCTTCGTCGTTTCTACACTGAAGATGCTGGTTATGCTTTATCTAAACAAGTTGATACTTCCTTGATCCAATTAGGTCGTACTTTCAACGGTGGTTCTGGTGTTACTTACGGTGGTGCTTACATCGGTGGTGACGGTACTACTGCTTACACATCAGGTTCAAGCAATGCTTCTGCATTAACTGATGCTGCTATCCGTCGTACAATCCAACGTTTAGATGACAACGATGTTCCTATGGATGGTCGTTTCTTCTTGATTCCTCCTTCAGCACGTAACACATTGATGGGTTTATCTCGCTACACTGAACAAGCCTTCGTTGGTGAAGTTGGTAATGGCAACACAATCCGCAATGGTGAAATCGGTAACTTGTATGGTATCCCTGTATTTGTATCAAGCAACTGTGATACTGCTACTGGTGGTGCTCGTATCGCTTTACTAGGTCACAAAGATGCTGCCGTGTTGGTTGAACAACAAGGTGTTCGTTCACAAACTCAATACAAACAAGAATACTTAGGTACTCTATACACTGCTGATACATTGTACGGTGTTAAAGAGCTACGTGACAACGCTTGCTTTGCATTAGCTGTTCCAGCCTAATAAGTAATTAGGTTTAAACCTCTTACCCACACGATTCTTAGGGTAGGGGGTTTTTGCATAATTATTTAACCACGGAGAATATCAAATGGCACAATTCAAATGTTTAGTATCAGGTACAATAGTTTCCTTTGAGCATGAGCATGATATTGTTGAGATGCATAAGCACCCTCAGTACGAATTCGTAGAACCAAAAACTCAAGCTAAAGCACCTGAAGGTTTAGTAAAAGAAAAACAAGTAGCAGTAAAATCAATCTTTAAGGACTAGTTATGGCTATATATAGAGGTGAAGGTGGTAGTGGAGATGCAACAGCAGATACCTCCAATACCTCTGCTGTAGCGATTGCTGCAGCTATTGATTCACAAGATAGTGCTACGGCTTCTGCAGCCAGTGCGGCAACTGCTGCTACCTCTGCTACTGCTGCTAGTACCTCTGCTACAAGTGCTGCTTCTAGTGCCTCTGCTGCAGGTACCTCAGCTACTAGTGCAGCTACATCTGCAACTACTGCAATAACTAATGCTAACTCTGCTTCTACAAGTGCATCTAATGCTGCTTCTAGTGAAACTGCTGCTGAAACAGCACAGACTGCTGCTGAGTTAGCTGAAACTAATGCTGAAACAGCTGCTACTTCTGCAACTGCTAGTGCATCGACAGCTACAACTAAAGCAAGTGAAGCGTCTACTAGTGCTACCAATGCAGCATCTAGTGCTTCTACTGCTAATACTGCTGCTACTTCAGCTTCTACTTCTGCTACTAATGCTGCAACAAGTGCAACGTCAGCTAGTGGTTCAGCTACAACAGCAACAACTCAAGCTACTAATGCAGCGTCATCTGCTTCTAGTGCCTCTACATCAGCTGCTACTGCTACTACACAAGCCACTAATGCAAGTTCTAGTGCAAGTGCTGCTGCTACCTCAGAATCTAATGCAGCAACATCAGCTACGAATGCAGCTAGTTCAGCTACATCTGCTACAGGTAGTGCAACAACAGCTACTACACAAGCTTCAAATGCTTCTACCTCTGCTAGTGCAGCCTCTACTTCAGCAAGTAATGCGGCTACAAGTGCTACAAACGCAGCCAATTCAGCTACAACTGCTGCAAGTTACACACCAAGTCAAACAGGTAATAGCGGTAAATTCCTTACTACAAATGGTACGGCTACCTCTTGGAGCACAGTAGATGCACTACCCTCACAAACAGGGAATAGTGGTAAGTATTTAACTACTGATGGTTCTACTTCTTCTTGGGCTACACTTAATGTAACTCCTGCTTTAGATGATTTATCTGATGTAACTATTACTTCTGTTTCTAGTGGTCAAGTTTTATCTTACAATGGTTCTGCTTGGGTTAATACAGCAGCTAGTGGTAACACTACATCTAAAGGTTTATTTGAACATAGTAATACAATCTCAGCTAACTACACAATAGCTACTGGTAGCAATGCGATGTCCACAGGACCAATCACAGTAGCAAGTGGTGTAACTGTCACAGTCCCATCAGGTAGTCGTTGGGTAATACTTTAATAGGGGTAAGATATGGCAACGACAATTGATGCTTCAACGGCTGGAGTAGGGGGGTTAATTACAACCCCTGATAATAGTGGTGTATTAAATTTACAGAGTGGTGGCTCTACTAAGATTGCTGTGACATCAGCAGGTGCAGCAGTAACTGGTGCATTGACTGTAAATGGCAATAACATAGCTCCAAGCAAAATATTACAAGTGGTCAATGGTTCTTTGGGAGCTTATTTTTCTACAGCATCTAGCACTATGGTAGATAGTGGATTATCTCTTTCTATTACTCCAACTTCTGCTACAAGTACTATTTTAGTTACTCTTAACTTGCACGGAGTAGTTGGTGGATATAGAGGATATGGTGCTGGTGGCTATGCTGGAGAATTCTATAATGTAGTTAGAGGAAGTACTTCAATATTAGATACTTCTAATTATGCAGACCAAGGTTTAAATAATGGTATGCCTAGACTTGGATGGAGTGGTACAGTTTCTTATTTTCCTACTGTTAATGGTGGTGGAGTTCCTATTCAATTAATTGATAATCCAGCAACAACTTCTGCTACTACTTATAAAATTCAAATAAGTACTGGATTAAGTGGATGGACAAGTCCTATGGTGGCTTTATATAGAACTTCTTCAATTACACTAATGGAGATAGCAGCATGATACATTCATTTATTTACAAATTATATCCTAATATTATTAGTATTAGAGATGACATAGCCTTTGATTCTGATGGTAATCAAGTTACATACGACCTAGCTTTAGTTGAACAAGAGCAAATAAAAGAAGCCAAGCGTCAAGAGGCACTAGCTTACCTAGCATCTACAGATTTTATGATGACAGCAGACTACGACAAAGACACAACAGCCGTTCGTGCGTTAAGGGCTGAAGCTCGTAATGTAATAAGAGGAGTAGCATAATGAGTGCAGCGGTTTTAGCTGGAGATACCAGCGGTAGCATTACCTTACAAGCACCAGCAGTAGCAGGGTCTACGGTTATCACTTTGCCTACGACAAGTGGCACTATGATTACCACAGCATCTAGCGGTCAATCTATACCTAAAGCTGCTTTGCCTACAGGTAGTGTGTTGCAAGTGGTAACTTTAACAGGTGCATCAAATACAACTACATCATCATCTACTTTTATAGATACTGGATTAACGCTTTCAATTACTCCTACATCTGCAACAAGTAAGATACTTGTTTTTTATTCGGCATCTACTAGCCAAACAGGAGCTTCAATTAAAGATGCGCCAATGCAACTTTTAAGAAATTCTACAGTACTTGTATCAAGTAATCCGTATTTCAATACATTAACTGAGGCAATTACTACTAGCGGTAATAATTATCTTGATAGTCCAGCAACTACTTCAGCTACCACTTATAAAATACAAGTAAAGTGTAACAATAGCTCTTCAGTTCTTGTATATGGCTCTACATATTCATCATTAACACTAATGGAGATAGCAGCATGATGCACTCTATATTTAAAGTATATCCAAACATTGTTACTCTTCGTGGTGACATTGCTTATGACAAAAATGAGAATATCGTTGAATACGACCTAGCCTTAGTTCAAGCAGACATAGATGCAATAGCATACATCGCTAAACGAGCAGCAGAATACCCACCAATGACTGACTACTTAGATGCAGTAGTTAAAGGTGACACAGCACAACAACAAGCATACATAGATGCTTGCCTAGCAGTTAAGGCTAAGTATCCTAAAGGAGTAGCATAATGGCTATAGTTTTAGACGGAACAAATGGGATTACAGGTAATGTAACTGGTAACGTAACTGGCAATGTTACAGGTAATGTTACAGGTAATGTTACAGGTAACTTAACTGGTAACGTAGCTAGTAACTCCTCAGCAACTGCTCTCCTACTACCTGCAGGTACTACTGGTCAAAGACCTACTGGTAGTAATGGTATGATTCGTTATAATACTTCTCTAGGTAGACCTGAGTGGTATAATCCAGTTATGGATGTATGGGATGCTTTTGGTACTGTTACTACTCCTACTATTACTTTACTAGTTGTAGGCGGTGGTGGTGGCGGTGGTAGTTTACATAGTGGTAATAACTATGGTGGTGGCGGAGCTGCTTCAACATATAATGCATCTTTAGGTATAAGTGCAGGTACACAATATACTATAACTGTAGGTGCTGGTGGTGGTGGATATCCTTCTCCTGCTTCAGGTAGTACTTCATCTGCCTTCTCTGTAACTGCTGCTGGAGGTACTGTAAGAGCTAGTTCAGGTGCAGGTGCTGCTGGTAGTTACTATGCTGCATTTGCTTCTTATGGACAAGGAGGCTACTTTGGTGGTGGTGGTGGTCGAGGTGGTACTGCTACGGTGACTGGAGGGTATGCAGGAGGTTTAGGAGGTGGTGCTGCAGGTGCTGCTAATGGTGCCAATGCTTCAGGAAGTGGTTATCCAAACTCAGGTGGTGGTGGTGCAGGTGGTAATAACTCCTATAATACAAGTGGTGGTGGTGAAGCTGGTGTAGTTCTTATTAGATATCCTGATACAATTAGAGCAGCTACAGAAGCTACAGGTGCTACTGTAAGTGTAACAGGTGGTTATAGATATTATAAATTTGCTGGTTCAGGTACATTTACTTTCTAATTAAAAGGATAGACTAATGATTGAAAAACTAATTTCTAAAGTAAATACCCTACTAGGTAAATTATATATACCTTGTGGTATTCCTGCAGATAAACAAATGCACTTTATTAGTGGCTTAATTATTGCAGCAGTATTGACACCATTCATAGGTTGGTATTCTACAGTAGTAGTTTCAATAATTGCTACAGCAAAAGAAGTATATGACTATTTGAACAAAGCTATACACACTCCTGATACTTGGGATTTAGTAGTTACAGTTCTAGGTGGTGCATTAGGTTTTGTTTTAATAAATTTACTATAAGAGAAGATAATGTCCGAAATCCTAGACTCAGTTGAATATGGTAAGCTCATAGCTAAAGTAGAAATGCTTGAGAAGAAGATAGACAAGATGGAAAATGCACTAGATGAACTACTTGCCTTAGCCAATAAGGGTCGAGGTGGATTCTGGGCTGGCATGATGATAGCCTCATTAATTGGTGCTGTTATATCTTACATCTCTAGGTATATTGTAGGACACTAAATGCAACTGACACCTCACTTTTCTCTTGCAGAACTTACAGTTACTAATACTAAGTTAGATAATGTACCATCTAAAGAAGTAATAGAAGTACTACGCACAACTGCTTTTTATATGGAGAAGGTGAGAGAGATACTAGGCAATGTGGCTATCACTATCAATAGCGGCTACCGCAGTCCTGATGTTAATCGTCAAGTAGGTGGCACTAGCAACTCGTCACATACTTATGGGTATGCTGTAGACTTCACAGCCTATGGTCACACTCCACTTACTATATCTAATATCTTAAGTAAAAGTAATCTTAAATTTGACCAACTAATCTATGAGAAGACTTGGGTTCATATATCATTTGACCCTCGTATGCGTGGGAATATCCTCACACTCAAAGGTAAAGGTAAATATGTAAAGGGGATTGTATAATGTGGTCTGTTTTATTTCCAGCACTTCTTCCAGCTTTAACAGATGGTGTTCGTGGTATCTTTGCTAAGTTTACAAAAGGGGCAGGAGGTAATCCTGTCAATGTTGCTGAACGCATACAACTTATGCAAGCAGAGACAGCTCGTCTACAAGCTCTAGCAGAGATAGATAAACCATCAGGTGAACCTTCTATTTGGGTTACTAACTTAAGGTCTAGCTTTAGGTATATAGCAATTATCATTATTTGGTTAGCTACAGTAACTGCTGTGTTTACTCCTTCAGTTGCTGAACCTATTACTCTAATTCTATTAGATTTAAGTGGAGCTTGTATGAGCTTCGTTATCGGTGAACGTATGTACCTTACTTTAAGGAAATAATATGCCAATTAAAAAAGGACAAGAAACTTTTGCTGGGTACAATAAACCTAAACGTACTCCTGGTCATCCAACTAAATCTCATGCTGTTCTAGCAAAAGATGGCGACAAAGAGAAACTAATTCGCTTTGGTCAACAAGGCGTTAGTGGTGCTGGATCTTCTCCTAGTACTCCTGGTGAAAAAGCTAGGCAAAAGTCATTCAAAGCTCGTCACGCATCTAACATTGCTAAGGGTAAAATGTCTGCAGCATACTGGGCTGATAAAGTCAAGTGGTAATAAATACCTTGACAAACAAAGTCTATTGTGGTATAATTGTATTATAATTAAGGGATTTTAAATTGACATACTTAGAATGTGTAAATAGAGTTTTAAGACGACTTCGTGAGAACGAGGTTACTACTGTCAATGAAACTCCATACTCCAAACTGATTGGAGATTTAGTTAATGTGGTGAAAGTAGAGATAGAGGATGCTTGGGACTGGTCAGTCTTACGCACAACTCTTTCTGCTACTACTACTGCTTCTCTATTTAACTATGTGTTAGTAGACTCAGGAACTCGTTTCCGTATACTAGATGTAGTAAACGATACAGATGACTTCTTTATGGAACAACGTAGTGGTCGTTGGTTCGATCAACAGTTCCTCATGTCTACTGTTCAACATTCTTCTCCTTTATACTACAATATTAACGGTGTAGATAGTAATGGTGATAGTCAGATAGATATATTCCCTATACCTGATGGTGTGTATAATATTCGTGTAAACGTGGTATTACCTCAACAAGAATTAACTACAGACTCAACACAAATCTTAATTCCTGGTAATCTACTAGTAGAAGGTGTATTAGCTCGTGCTATTAGTGAGCGTGGTGATGATGGTGGTTATGTTGAACAAGAACAACGATATCGTTCTCTTGCTGCAGATATGATTGCAATTGAATCAGCTCATCGTCAAGATGAGATTACTTGGATACCTCAATAATGGCAGGTCCTTTAAAGGCACTTAGTAATGCAGCACTTGGCTTTCTTGGGTTAAATACTCAGGAGAGTGGTGTTACATTAGAGAGTGGGTATGCAACTAAAGCCATTAACTGTATTATTGATAAGTTTGGTCGTTTAGGTAGTCGTAGAGGTTGGACTGCTGTTACTACAAACAATGGTACACTAGGTGATACAGATAAGATAGAAGCCCTCTATGAGTTCTTTAATGCTGATCAAACAACTACCTTCTTATCTGCTGGTGCACTTAAACTATTCTCAGGCACTACCACTCTTACAGAGATGCCTGTTAAACAAGCAGATCAAACTACAAACCTAACTATTACTTTTACTGGTAATAGATGGCAGTTCTCTCAACTACAAGAGGGAGCAGGTTATGGTAGCTCTATGTATGGCTTTGCTGCACAGAAGGGTAATCCTCTTTTAGTGTATCGTAAAAAGAACCATACGGATGCTTATATATTTCAACGAGTAGGTGACTATGGTACTAAACCTACAGGTGTAACTACTTTTGATCCTGACTGTACTCACACTGCCTTTGGTCGTCAATGGGTAGCAGGTGTAACTGGAGCTAAGACTACTATATTCTATAGTCAGTTATTAGATGGAGCTTTGTTCACAGGAACAGGTTCAGGACTAATAGATATAGAAGCTGTTGTTGGAGGTAGTGATGAGATTGTTGCTATATCCTCACACAATGGATTTCTTATTATATTCTGTCAAAAGAGTATAGTTGTTTATGCGAATCCAGATGATCCTACTAATCTTACTCTATCTGATGTAATCACTGGTGTTGGTTGTATTGCTCGAGATACTGTTCAACAAACAGGTACTGATTTAATATTCCTTAGTCACAGTGGTATTCGTAGTTTAAATCGAGTAGTACAAGATAAGAGTATGCCTATGCGTGACTTGTCTATGAACATTCGAGATGACTTAGTTACATATGTTGGTGGTGAAGTATTAGATAATATTAAGAGTATTTACTTTGAGAGAGATGCTTTCTATCTTTTAGTACTTCCTTCTTTAAAACAATCTTTTTACTTTGACTTGCGTCAAACATTAGATAATGGTGCTGCTCGTGTAACTTCATGGGAAGGATTTATACCATCATCACTTTGTAATACTAAAGACAATAATCTATATCTAGGAATGCCTGGACGTATTGGTAAATATACTGGATATACAGATAATGGAAGTACATATCGTTTAGAGTACTACACTTCTAATATTGATGCTGGTGAGCCATTTAGTCTTAAGTTCTTAAAGAAAGCTAGTGTAGTAGTAATTGCTGCTGGTACACAAGATGTTGTATTTAAATATGGGTTTGATTATAAGACAACCTATACAAGTAGAACATTTACAAAAGACTTTATTGGTGGTAGTTCTGAGTATAACATAGCTGAGTACAATGTAGGTGAATTCTCTACTGGTATTGCTATTAATGATATTGTTATGCACTTAGGTGGGTCAGGTAAAATATTACAATTTGGTGTGGAAGTTCCTATTGAAGGTGCTCCAGTTAGCTTACAACAACTAACAATATATTTGAAAACAGGGAAGATGGTATAATGGCAAACTATGTAAAAGCAACAAACTTCTATACAAAGGATGCCTTGCTTACAGGTAATCCTAGTAAGATTATTAAAGGTGCTGAGATTGATGATGAGTATAATGCTATTGCTACTGCTATAAGTAGTAAGGCAGATACAACATCCCCTACATTTACAGGGACACCTATAGCTCCAACTGCTGCCGCAAATACTAATACTACTCAGATAGCTACTACTGCTTTTGTAACAGCAGCTCTATCTTTAGCTTTTCCTATTGGTGCTATATTTAGTTCTACTAGCTCTTCTAATCCAGCAACCTCTCTTGGTTTTGGTACTTGGACTGCTTTTGGTGAGGGTAAAGTATTAGTTGGTGCAGGTAGTGGTTTTACTGGTGGTGCTACTGGTGGTAGTGCTGATGCTGTTGTAGTAAGTCACACGCATACAGCAACATCTAGCGTATCAGACCCTGGACACAATCACCCAACACAAGGTTTTACAGGTAACTTTAATGGTAGTAATTACTTCCCAGCTTATAATGGTGGTGTAAACTCTCATACTGTTATTAATGATTCTGCTACTACTGGTATCTCTGTATCAACTACTGTGGCATCTGCTGGTGTAAGTGCCACTAATGCTAACCTTCAACCGTATGTTGTAGTTTATATGTGGACTCGTACTGCTTAAATTTAAAAGGTAAAAGAAAATGGGATTACTTAAATCAATAGGTAAGATAGCTCAAGTTGCTGGTAAAGTTACAGGGCAACCTTGGCTTACTGCTGCTGGTAGTGTAGCTGGTTCACTTGATAGTGGAGGTGGTGGTGGTGGAGGTAGTGCTACTTCAGCACAAGCACCTGGATTTGTTCCTTATGGAGTAACTACTGGTTTTGGTACCTCTAAAATAGATGCAGCTAACAAAACTGCAACTTATTCTCTAGATCCTAGACTACAGTCTTTTAGAGATAGAATGTATGGAGGAGCTACTGCTGCCTTAGACTCTGCTGATCCAGCTTATGCTTATCAAAATATAGACTATGCTAAAGGTTTATTTGGTGAAGCTACAAATATGGATATTGGAGCTATGACTCAAGACTATCTAAATAGTCAAATAGCTTTGTTAAATCCAGCTCGTGAAGCTGAGTCTAGTCGTTTAAATGATTTAATGTTTAGTAAAGGTACTCTTGGTGCTGGTGTTGGTATGGAGGGTGGTTATGTGAATCCTCAACAGTTTGCTTTAGCTAAGGCTCGTGAACAAGAGAATAGTAGACTTGCTGTAGCATCTGAAGACAGAGCTCGTGCAATACAAGGTGAAACTCTACAAAGAGCTAACGCTATGTATGGTCTAGGTCAAAGTTACTTAACTCAACCGTATGATACAGCTAATACTCTATTTGGTATGGGTTCTAATATTGAAGCTTTAGGTGCTAACTCTATGGCTCTAGGTCTT